AGTCTAGGGGCTCCGCTCCCCACTTTTTTTCAGAAATTTGTGATAGTTAATAAAGTGATAGTTCCTTATGATAGTCGGATTGTTACATTGTTAAGATGTCTTAACCTAATCTTATCCGTTTCTTGGTTGATCGTAGCGGCTGGGTGTGTTATGGTTCACTTATCGGGATCGTTGCACGAAGTGCACGGCGATGATGAGCACGAGGAGGCGTAAGATGTCGTTGAGTCTGTTGAGTAGGTTGAAGAAGGACGTGGATCTTTTGGAGATGCTGGGCGAGGTGTATTGGTGGACGGGCGAGGATGCGGCGACAGCATTGAAGAAGACGAAGACGGAGAAGGATGCGCGCAAGGTGATCGGCGGTTCGGTGCAGATCGCCAGCAGGTCTGGGGACTTTACGATCGCGGAGGGAATAGTTGAGCACTTTTATAGAGTGAAGGGGGAATAATGAAGATCACGGGATTGGTTCTCACCAACGAGGACGCGGCGGACATTGTGCACGGTGCCATTGAAGGTGGCACGGGCTATTGGGCAGAGTGCAGAAACTACAATTGGAAAGATTGGTACGAGAAGGATGAGGAGCGATCAACGGAGAGGTACACGTGGGATAAGATCAAAGATCTTCCAGACGATTACGTGTTCGTTGAGATCATGGAGGACGAGGACGCGATTGGCGAGGATGTTCCAGACAAAAAGTGGTTCCAGTTGACGAGGGGCGTATTGGAGAAGGGGGTCATTGGGTTGATTGAGAATTATCCTCACCTTATCCATGGGGTGAGCAATCGTGGGAACGGGGACATTGAGTGCGACTTTGACGCCACGTCATGCGACGTCATCGTGCAGTTAGCGGTCTTCGGGAAGGTTGTCTATGGTTGAAATGGGTCGTTGCAAGGTGTGCAACAAGGTCTTGCATTATCCAGAGGATGATGCTATTGTCGATGTGCAGGGTATCCTGTGTGAAGATTGTTGGAAGGAGGGCAAACATGAGTGAGATTCAGTTGGTGGAAAAGGCGAACAGGATTGCGATCAATCATTACATGGCGTTCTATGGGGATCTAACGCCAGAGGAGGTCATTGAGGAGTTGAAGAAGGTTGCGTCAAACGAGACGTATTATCCGCTGGTTCATCCGACGCTGTCGGCATGCGAGATGTATGAGGGTCTCTCGGCAACACATCTGGTCAATGAGATTGAGGCATTGAGCAACTACATTGTGCTCTCGTTTGATGGGTGGCAGGAGGTCAAGTGATTGATCTAAATCTGTATAGCGAGGGAGAAGACTCGTGTACTTGCGGCTGCATTGGTTGCAGCGAAGGAAACTGCTGCGATCACAAGGCGATAGAGGATTTGGAGATGGGGGCAGATCAAGTGAGCGATCGCAAGCCGTACAACGAGGACGAGGAGTGCTCGCTGTGCGGGTTCCCAGACCTTGACGGGTTGTGGTACGATGGGACGTGCGACGAGTGCCACGACATCGTCATTGAGCAAAGCATCTACAAGGCGATAGAAGATTCGGAGAAGGAGGAGGTCAAATGAGCGAACCGATTAAGCACAAGGGCTGTGGCGGCGATGTCGTCAGCGAGGAGTTGATCTTCACGGGCTACGAGATTGTGTCGGACGGGGCTGGTGGATGGGACTATGCTGGAAACATCTCCTACCACGTGCCAGACGATTCGGCACCGTACACGTTCGTCTGCACGTCGTGCGGGTGGAAAGAGGATCACGAGTTCAGCGTCATTGAAGGCAACGAGATTGGCGGGAAGGTTTGATCGCCGCGATTCTTGCGGCGGCGATGGTCGTCGGGCAGTCTCCCGTCTCCGATCGTGGGACGTGGTACGGGGCTCGGTGCCAAGCAGGTGTGACGTCGCTCGGGAGGGCGGACACGTGTAGCCCATACGTGAGCAAGGCTCACGGTGGTCGTGGCGGAGAGACGAAGTGGTATGCAGCCGTGGGATGGTTCAGATACGGCATGTCCCCCGTCAATGCCGTCATCACTAGCAAGATCACGGGGAGGTCGGTACGGGTGCAAATCAGGGACTATTGCAGGGCATGTGACAAGAATAGGGCATTGGTGGACATGAGCCCGTGGGTCTTCGTTGCCCTCGGGCACGAGTTGGGCAGGGGCGTAACGAGGGTATCAATCAGGTACGAGGAGGTGCGATGAGACGGACAAACTTTGGTCAGGAGTCGTTAGAGCGAAAGTTCAGGGCAGAGCGCGACAAGGCGATGGCAGTGGCACGGGGGCTAGGGCACAGGGTGTTCTGGGTGCATGACGAGCCCACGGAGGGTGCGATCGGTTGCGACGATTGCGGGCTCTGGGGCAGGGTCATCCTCCAACCGTTGGCGGATCGGTCACGGACGCCAAACGAAATCGCTGGGTCGGTGCTCACCGCAACATGTAGTACAGATGCGGTCAGCAGGATACACGGTGATGAGGCGTTGCGCATGCGACAGTTTAGTGATACAATCAATCTGCCAGCGATGTTCGCTGACGTAGGGTATGAGCCGAAGGAGGTTAGAAATGAAGATCTCATCTCGCCGCAAACAAGGTACAAGAAGGGTAAGGCGTGGAGTTTCAACGGGCGTCGCAAGGGAGGGGAATCCTGATGCCGCGCACTGGCGGCTCTACCACCCGCGCTACTCGGTTGAGCCGTGTCCGCGGTGCCAGCACCCAGAGGCAGACGGTGGGTTCTGCGATCCATCCGACGGAGGATGCGGGTGGACAATGGCGCATCATCGAAGAGAAGAGTGGTTCAACGGTGTTCTTTGACAGGTGGGGTGATGCCATCCTTGGCAGCATCCTTGTGTTTCTCTACATGGTGTTCCTGATGGGAGGGGTATGAGCAGAATAACGCCAGTATCAAAGGAGGCTGAACGCAGCGTCCTCGGGGCAATGTTGATTGACCCAGAGGTTGCGACGCTCGCCTGTGAGCGGTTGACGGACGAGGACTTTTACTCAACCGACAACCGATCCGTATTCAACGCGATCCGCAGCGTCATCCAGCGTGGAGGGACGCCCGACATCGTGTCCGTCATGGACTCAATGTCTGGATCTCCTGATGATAGTCAAGGCTGGGCTACCGCCTTGACCGACCTAGCGAACGCAGTGCCGACGTCAGTCAATGCGGAAGAGTACATGGGCATCGTCCAGCGCAAGGCGGTGATGCGTGCGCTCATCAGCAGTGCGCACAAGATTGCGGAGATTGGCTACTCGGACTCGCATGAGGTAGATCGTGCGATCGACGAGGCGGAGTCAATCATCTACAACCTGAACCGTAAGCGCAGTGCGGATAGCGCGGTCGTCCTTGACCGCCTTATCCCAGAGACGATCGAGCGGATCAAGTTCATGTTGGAGCACAAGGGTCAGCGTCTCGGCATCCCATCAGGGCTGGCGAGCATCGACCGCATCACGGGCGGATGGCAGAAGTCCGACCTCATCATCGTCGCAGCGCGACCGTCGGTCGGCAAGACGAGCCTTGCGTTGAACATGGCGCAGCATGCAGCCCTGCATCAGGGCAAGAGCGTCGCCGTGTTCTCGTTGGAGATGAGCAAGGAGCAGTTGTCCACGAGGCTCGTAGCGGGCGTGTCTGGCATCGACATCGGGCGTATCCGACGCGGGGACATCGAGGGCATCGACCTCGCCCGTATCGCAGCGTCGGCTGGCTCGTTGCTGGATGCCAAGATCGTGATCGACGACACCCCAGTGGCGACGCCATCGGAGTTGCGCGGTCGGTCGCGGCGCATTGAGTCAGAGCACGGGCTTGACCTGATCGTCGTGGACTACTTGCAGTTGATGACGGCGGATCGGGCGACGAAGGATGCGAACCGAGTCTCCGAGACGTCAGACATCAGCCGTGGGTTGAAGCGACTGGCTCGGGAGTTGAACGTCCCAGTGATCGCGCTGTCGCAGTTGAGCCGCTCATCGGAGCATCGGGAGGGCGGGCAGCCGCGTCTCTCCGATCTTCGGGACAGCGGTGCGATTGAGCAGGATGCCGACGTGGTGCTGATGCTATGGCGTCAGAGCCAGCCAGACATCATGAACGAGTATGAGGACGTCAAGGCAATCGTGGCAAAACACAGAAACGGACCGACTGGCATGGTCGATCTGCTATTCAAGAAGGCGACAACGACCTTCATTGATAAGGAGGGGTGAGATGGATCTAGAAGTTGTGGTGTGCTATTTGTGCAAGTATCCGCTCGGAAACATTGATGACGTCGATGTCGTCAATGAGGAGGACGCTTACTGCAAGTCCTGTGAAGCGGATCTGCTAGGGTCGATCTTCGAGGACGACCTGATGGAGGATGGTATTACCGAACAGGGGGATGACTAACGCTTGGTCTTCTTGTCCAACTCCCGCTCGTCGAGCGAGGACAACGGCACGGTGGGCTCACCGTAGTTGACGTCCTTACCGATGAGCGTGGAGTAGACGATGCCGAACCGTCGGCAGTACTCCCTGATTCCTAGCCCTAGGCGCTTTGCCTCTTCCTTGAAGTATTTCTCTGGCTTATCTTTGAGCACTGGACTGTCCAATCATGTCATCCAAGACATCGACCGCCAGTATCAGCCCATACCGTACGTTCTGCAAGTACCGTTCCTGCATCAGTGTCGGGTTGCCAAGCATCTTGATAAGGTTGGTCTTGACCTCCGACGTAGGTAAGTTTGTCTGCCCAATGATCCCTATGATTCTCTTGCGCGCTTCTTCTAGTTCGCTCACTCGCAATCCTCCGACACCTCATCATCCTTTTCGCCAGCGCGAGCAACCTCTGACCACTTACCTTCGCCAAGCGCGATGAGGATCAGCGCGTAGTTCGAGATGTCGATCAGTGCATCACGCACGCCGTCATTGAACCAGTCTGGGCTTACCTGTGGCACACCAGACTTAATCGTTCCGTTGAGTGACGTTGCAATGCGACCGCACTTGTCCAATGCAAGACGAGAGAAGACGCCATACGGTCCAAGACCTTCGATGTTCGACGGACCGTATCCCTCCTGCCGCTGGATAATGTCGTACGACTCTTGGCTTAAATCTGCGAAGTACTCAATGAATTCCTTTGGTACCTTCCTGCTCATAAAGATCCTCCAACTTCTCTGCTGTCCTGTCCTTGACCAAAACGTTTGCGATGATGAATCGCGCTGGACACTCTTCGCACTGCCACAGCCGAAGGGAGAGCGTCGACGTAATCATCTTGTATGGCTTTCTCGACGTCTTGATGCTCATCGACCCGCACCTCGGGCACGCGATGCCCGTCTGCATCAGTCCCTATCCAGCGCCACCAAGATCAGGGCAGCGCAGGCAAATGAGCCCCACGGGAAGGGAGCAAGGGCTGCTAGAAGCCCCGCAAATGCCAGCAGGAAGCCCGTACGCGAGCGTTTGCCCTTTAATGGGGTCTGGATAGCCCTGACTACCTTTTCGATGGCGGAGGGGTTGATTTCCTGATCCTCTGGATTAGTCGCCAATTGATACCTCCCCGACCAGTTTGGTCGCCTCCTGCGCGGCGCACGTTGCCCGCGTCATCTTTGCCGCAGCCTCGAATTGTTCGGGAAGTTTACCGACCTTCTCTTCCATTGCAAGGTAGACAAACTCGAATGCCCGACTCCATGCAAGGAGCGCGTCTTCAACTTGCGGCTTCTTCTTTGCGTATGGTACGCTCATCGTCCCCCCTTGATCCACGACTCCAACGTTTCCTTGTCGGCAAGCGGAGAGATCGTATCTTTTTCGGAGATGATGTTTGCATCGAGTCGATTGACCTCGTGGACGACTTCTGGGAACGATCGATAGTTCACTGCAACCTCGCTCTTGCCGTCATACTTTGCCGAGCAGAAGTACGTCACGGTTGCGTCGGTGACTGCAATGAACCCGCGAGCCCACCACCACGGCGCGTAGAACAACTTGCCGTCGCCAGCCTCCATCTCTTCCGAGATGACCTTGCCGTACAGTTTAGACAGCGGGTCGATGTCGACCGCGAAGATGACCGCCTTGCCTGACGAGACATACATTGCCTTGTCCATGAATAGTTGCGCATGTAGCCCACGGAACACACCAGCGCGTGACCACGAAGCATTGACTTGCTTGATGTCAAACCCAGGGATTGCTCGGTACGGGTCCTTGATGACCTCCGAGAAGTACCCTCGGTTATCTTGATACACACCGCCGTAGATGACCCGCGGCTCCAGCGAAACATTAGCGAGATGGTTTGTCATTGAGATACTCCTCCAAATCAAATGTGACTAGCGCCCTGCGCTTAATACCAGACCCCTCCGCGCTCACGTGTACCACTCCGCGGAGCCTGTCCGTCCGATACTCGATCGATTGTAATAGTGACCAGATACGTTCTGGAAATGCGCTTCCGCTCTTCACCTGAAACTGAAGGTGGTCGTTCTCCACGTCGACCTTCCCCCCGAACATGCCGACTCTTTTCCCGCCAATGGTCTTGGCTACGGAGAGTTCGATAGAGTTCCCGCGCTTCCTGTTGTTCTTTCCTCTTCGAGATTTTTCCCACTTCTCGTTCTCCTCCTGAATCTGAAGATCCTTCATGACTCCCATTACTTCTCCCCCATGCACTTGCGGTGCACCCAGTGCCACTCAGTGCTCTTCCTGAATCCAATGAATTCAATCGACTGGACGCGATACGAATCCGCTTGCTTCTCGATGACCAGCGCGCACTTGATGCACGGTCGAACCGTCCATGGCGCAGCCTTGCGGTCACCCTTTCCAGCCTTAACCGCTGGGCTCATAGCAGTACTCCCTTACGATTGGTGGCAATGGCTCCAGCGTTGGACGGGTCGTCAAGGTAATTGCGAACCATCCGCAGCAGTGGCTTAACCGAAGTGGCGCACCAGCGACAGCCGACAGCCGCCAGTGCGCACTTCGAGTTGCTATCCTTGGTCAAACGGTCGAGAGCACACTTCGATGCCTCGATCGCGTCGGCTGCCGTTTCGATCGTCACTTGCTCGCCCTGTTGTTAAGCGGACCCCAGACGCAGCGAGAGATCTCGCGCAGAGTGAAGTCAGCATAGTTCTTGCCGTTCACCTCTACCGTCTTGCCCCACTTGCCGATGGCTACTGCATCCGCACGAGGATCGCCCTCGTCCTTGGCAACAGCCCAGTCTCGGATCTTCGTGACGTGCTCCCACGTCGGCTCGTCGAACACCGTGAACGTGACGTAGAGATAGCGGTTCGCTGGCTTCTCGCCCTTTTTGCCGCCATCAACCCACGCCTGATAATCGTAGGCGTTCATCGATCCCTTGAATGACATGATCTTCGCCCCTGATGGGAGCGTCTTGAACTCTGGCTCAAACTTGTCGCTGAACCAGAACAGAATGGTTTCCATTAGAAGTCTACCTCCTCAAGGCTACTCTTTGCGGCTGGCTTCGATGCCGTCTTGACGCTGCTCCCAAAGATCTTCTCGGCAGCGCGAGCCACCGTGGCATCGGCGCTGTCGTTCTCTGGGTCATCGCCCGTCGGGATCAGGAACGTCGTCAGGAGCGCATACTTGAGCGCACCAGTCGACGACTTGTACACGTGCTTGTCACCGCTATCGGCGCCAGAGCCGAGCGTCTGGATGTCCAGCGTCTCGCCACTATCACCATCGATGAAGCGCCACGTATACCGAGCCGTCACGATTGCCTGCGTACCCTTCGGCGTCAGACCCTCCGACACCACGTCGACGCCCGCTGGCACCATGATGACGTTCAGTTCACCAAGCGCCGTGCGCACCTTGTCCGCAACGTCGGACGCCATCACGTACTTGTATCCCTGTGCTGAATTGGTACCGCCCTTCTGGACGTACCCTACCTTTCCCATTACCTGTGAAAGTTTCGCTGCGAGTTTCATCGGCTACCTCTACACTCCGTCTTCCATCGGCAGTAGGAGCAGGGGTACTTCCACCCGCCCTTGCCATTTGAGGCTACCTCCTCGGGAATCCGAGGGGGCTTCCTGTCTCCATAATAGTTCATGACCCGCAAGATGCGCAAGGCTCGTTCGCCCCACTCATCTGGCACGAGGTACTCGTCTGGAGTGAACGAGTCCTTGTCGAAGTAGACGACGCGGACGTCATCTACCTTCTTGCCCGCCCTGCGCAGCGCCACCCCATAGGACGCCGCCTGCACAAGGTGCTCCTTCTTGGGCTCACCGCCCCTGTACTTGCGAGCGTTCGCGGACTCGCTCTTGAACTCCAAGAGTGAGACCTTGCCGCTCTTCCATGTTACAAGGGCGTCGATGTTGCCAGCGAAGTCCATGTCGTCGATCTCCACGGGAACCTCAGCCTCAAGAGATGAGATTGCCTCAGATTCCGAAAGCATCTTGACGATCTCTTCGCCAAACATGTTGCCCACCTTGAAGACGCCGTAGAGTTTGTCGTCGAATGGCTCCGTCTCTGGCACACCGTTCGCATCATACCAATGCGCACGGATGCACCCACCAAGCAAAGAACCACGCCACTTCCGCTTGGAAGGACGTGGTTCACGCTTTGCTAGGACCTCTTCGATTGAACTCTTCACGCTCTCCATACATGGAGCCTAGCAGAAAAGTCCCTCGCCGTCAAGTGTCTATTCTCGGGTAAGAATTTCCTTTGCTCGCTGGATTCTGGTAGGGTAATCCTTGCCAAGCGCCTTGGCTGCGTCGAACACCTTGCGGATCTCAGCGGTGCTGTCTAATGTAACAAAGTCGTGTCGCATAACCTTATGCAACTTGCTCGTGTCCAACCAGTAGTCCCGACTGTCGACCAGCGACTCTGGGCACGGGACAAGCGCCGCCTCGGTCGCGGTCGCAACCTTTACCGCAATCTGCGAGACGTCGGTGTTCTCGCCAGAGACGTTGTAGATCCCAGGAAGGTTCCTGCCGACAAAGTACGCGATGACCTCTGCTGCGTCATTGACGTGCAGCATCGGGCGTCGAGCCGTAGAGTTCGGAGCAATCTCGTAATTGAATGCTGCCTGCCAGCAAAAGGCGTTCACTACGATGTCTCTGCGCATGTTCGGGCTCCAGCCCCACAGGGTGCCGAAGCGTAGCGACGTCGAGTAGTACCCGCCGTAGCCATCGACGTACTGGTTGCGCTCGAGCCAGATGTCGATGTCGTTCTTCGCCTTGGCGTATGCTGTCAATGGCGCAGGGGTGTCCGTCTCGTGCGACAGGCGGTTGCGTGCCGACGCACCGTACACGGAGGCAGAAGACGCCACGACGTGCGTCGCGTGCTCGTACTTCTCCACGATCTGGATTGTCGACATCACGTTGATGCGCCGCGTCAGCGTCTCGTCGATCTCCGACATCGGGTCGTTGGACAGACCAGCAAGGTGCACGACGGCGTGAATGTCTTCTGGCAGCCGCTTCTCGACGTCACGCAGATCAGCAAAGATCTGCTCGTTTGGCAAATAGTGAGTATCCTTCAGATCCATCGTTGGCAAGTACCAGCCAGCGTCGATGCCAATGACGTAGTGCCCGAGTTCCTTCAGGCGATTGACGACGATGGGACCAAGGTAACCAAGGTTACCCGTGACTAGAACGCGCATCCTACCTCCCCAGGTATTCCAGCATTGCATCCGACCAGTGGCGCAGTTTCCCCAACTTTGTGTTCTTTAGGTTGCCCCACTCTGGTCGAGTCGTATCCTTCCGTGTTACTGGCATGATCTTGTATTTGTTACCGACCTTCTCACGCACGAAACGAGCGAGCATTGCCCAGTCGGTCGTGCCTTCGTTGACGACATGGTACACGCCGCTTGGGATCTCGTCAAGCGCCAACGACGCAAGCACCTTGGCTGCGTCTGGCATGTACGTCGGGCGGAAGTGCTGGTCGATCGGCAGTTCTAGGTTCTTAAACGACGAAGCCACAAAGTCCACGAACGACGGCTTGAATGGGGACTTCTTCGGACCAAACGGGCTGCTGATACGAGCGACGATGCCGCCGTTCTCAAGGACCGCCTTCTCGCCCTCCAACTTGCTATGACCATAGACCGAGAGCGCACCTTTGCTCGGCTCGTCCTCATGCAGGACGCGGTTCTCCTTGTTCAGGTCGTAGACGTAGTCGGTGCTAATGTAGATCTGCTTGAAGCCAGCCACCGAGACAAGCCGAGGAAGATTCACGTTTGCCTCGATCGCCGTATGCGGCTGCTCCTCGCAGAGGGCGATGTCCCGCTGAGCCGCGCAGTTAATGACCGCTTTCGGGTCGGCATCCGCGATGAGCCCGAGCAGTTCCTCGTAGTCCGCCCAGTGGTTGCGGCTCAAGACTACGTACTTGACGTTCTGGCTGTCGAGTTCCGCCTGTACATGTTGCGATGCCTGTCCACTCCCTAGGATGACAATCACTTCTTCACTCCCGTCTTCCCGTGGCTAAACTCCACGCCTTTGCGGGCAATGAGCCAATCCACGATCTCCTTCCAATTGTTGTCGTACTTGATCGCCTTGTCGTCGACGTACGCAATCGCCGCTGGCTTCCCGTACCCTGTATGAATCCTGTGGTACGGGATGTGGTGCTTGTGCAGCCACTCCGCCATCCAGCGCGTCTTTTCCCCTCGGTCAGGGAATCCCTCCCATGCCCGAGCCGAGTGCACGACGATGATGTACCCAGCCTGCCAAAGACGAGACATTGCCTCTTTCGCCCCGTTCGTCGGGACGATCTCGCCAAGCACATCGATCGCCAGCGTATCGTCGAAGTCGACGGCAATCTGCTTCGAGATGATGGTGTCTAGATCGCTCACTTCGGTTCGTATCGCTTGCCACGCCAGACGATCTCCGACCCCGTCCATGAGGCGAAGTCTGGCTGCCATTCACCTGCGCGGTCGCCCCACAGTTCGATGACCGCGAACCCAGCCGACCAGCGGCTGACCTGATGCTGGGCAAGGTAGCCCAGATCCGTTCGCATGCACATCATGCCCGTGGAGATTGCGGCAAGGCGCTTCTCTGGGAGATCGGCAAACCCGCCGATAGTCCTGAACGAGATCCCCTGCGAATGGTCGTGACCGCCGACAACAGAAACTCCCGCTGCGTCAGCAATGGGGACGATTGACGATCCACCACCTGTCGTGCGGGAGTATGTGCCGTGCGTTGCGATAAGATCTTCCGTGATCTTGTAGTACGAGCGAAGGCTCTCTGGTCCCGTGTAGATCGTCTTTTCGTCGATGCACGGGATGATGTTGAGATGGTCGAACCGAAGCAACGTCGCCAGCGAAAGGACCTCGTTGCCATTTGCGTCGGTCAGACCGACCAGTTCTGGAGCCCGCTTTGCGAGCCACTTGGAGAACCGCGCTTCGTGATTCCCGTAGAGAAAGAAGATCTGCGCCTCTCGACCAGCGGCTGCACGGATCTCGGCAAGCCGTCGATGTGCGTACGCAATCTCGTCCTGCACTGGCAGCCCAAGGCGTGGGTCCTTGTCGTACGACGAGACCGACGTAAGGTCAAGGATGTCGCCAGTGAGCACGATGCGGTCTGGCTTTTCTGCGGCGAGGAATGTTAGGAACGAAGCAAAGACGTCACCGTCCTCGAACGGGAACTGAAAGTCCCCAGCGCAGACGACGAGGTTCCCTCGGGAGGAGGAAGGGCTGTCTCCAACCCGAGGGATGTAGTCAATGGTCACTGGATCTGCTGATTGAATGAGATGTGGAACCCTACTTCCATAGGAAGTATTTAGATTCTTATAGTTAGAATCATCTACTTCCTTAGGAAGAATTCTTTCGTTGGAAAGACTTTCCAAAGTATAATCATCGATTTCTGCCTTGTCAAGTCTCATGTATCGCTTCTGTGCCTTGTCCTTGGTAATCCCTAGGACTGTGCCGATTTCCGAGAACGATAGCCCTCGCGCTCGGAGCGCAGCAATCTTGGTTTCTAGCGACATGTAACCCCCTATTTACCAACCTCGAGGAACCGCAAGGCTACGGTAACAATTGTACCGATTGCGCTTACAGCAATCCCTATCTTCCATCGTAGCGAAAGTGACGCATCTTGTCTAGTCTCATCTGCCGCCTCAGCCTGATGCTGAAACTTCTCAACCTCTCGAAGGCGCTCCTCGATACGGTCAAGCCGCTCTGATAAGTCGGACCTGACCTCGTTGATTGCGTTGAGGAGAGAATGGAAATGGGATGATGTCACTTCTTTTTCTTTTTCTTCTTTTCTTCCTTTTTAGATGCCTTTTTCTCAGCATCCTTCTTGTCGCGTATGCGCCTCTCTTTGTCCTTGGATTTCTTTGATCCGCGCTCTGGCTTGTCTGGTGGGTTAAGCGGGTCTTGACCGTCCATATCATCTTCACCCTTTGGAGACGTCAGATCCTCTTGATCGTCAACGCCAAGCGGAGGAGACGAAAGATGTTCTGGACCAGTCTCAGTATTTGGCAAGAACGTGGACGCCTCTGTTGGGACAGAGGTTAGCGGACTTGCGTCTCGGTATGGAGACAACTCAAACTGCTTGACCGATCGGTTGTAGAAGTCAAAGGCAAGTTCTTCTGATCCGTCCTCGCGCCCGATCCACTGTTGCCCACGGATGGTAAACGTCGAATCGACATTGACTGGACCGCGCTTGATGACCACCCGAACGTCATCGCCCAAGGAGTAGTCCTTGTACGGGACAATAGAACCGTCGGTAATCGAAAGGCTAATAACCTTGATCTTGTCTGGACTTGACTCGTTAAGGTTGTATGCAGCACGTGCAGACACCGAGTCTTGTGAGATTAGGTCCTCTTGAACGTCTACGCGATCGATTACCCCATAGGTCGGTATTAACGAAGAGGTGGCAAAGTTAGACCAGATCTTCGACGATGTAGATCCAAAGATGCTTGTCGCAATCAAGACCGCTCTGGTACGCAACGACCTAAAGTTAGGACTGTACGAGAACCGTTTGACATTTGCCCCGTAGACCAGCCTGACTTTGTTGTTGGCTGTTGGAGAAAAGTTCATGTTTAGGAAGAACGAGTTATACGACTGCGTACTGCTCTCGATTCTGTTTCCAAATACGATCTTGTTGGTCGTGCCCTCTTGGGCGATTGCCATGATGTTGAACAGGAACGAACCACGCTGCTCTCCAGCGGTAAAGATGTCGTATGTCTTCGTCTCTGCGCTGATTGTGGCTTCGATGTTGATGAACCCAAGCCTGGAGTTTGCAGCGTTCTTTGCCGCGCTCATCTCAGCCTGCCAAATGGCAGATGCCGTCTGGTTGTCATATGTTACAGTCGTCGACGGATTCGAGATGATTCCAGCAACGTCGGTGAGTGTCTGGTTCAGGACCGACATGTAGTCGATCCCGTAGAAGACAACCTCGTTGTCCGTTGCTTGGTAGTCGTGCAGAAGCCCAGTGGAGATTGTCCGATAGATCTCGTCTGCTTCGTCGTATCGCTCAACCCGATAATGCCGTTCTAGGGGCAAGCACTCACTAATCTGAGGGTGGTTGTATGGCAGGGTAAAAAATATCTCGCCGCCCTCATTGAGGTACGACGAGACGCCGATATACTTTGCGTGCGAGATGACAGCCTTAACAGACCCTCGACCCCTCCCAGTGCCGCTGGTATCCCAGAGCGTGATTCGGAACGGCTGTACCGCCGCCATTAGTACCACGCCTCACGGTATGTTACATTGATTAGTCCAAGCGCGTTTCCAGTATATGTCGTTGTCAGGGTCGTGGTCGCATCGTCCGATGGCGGGATTGACCCAAACGAGTAGGAAGACGTGTCAATGACATCTTGTCGCAGGGTCCTAACAAAATCTCCCCCTGCCGTACTTCTGACGCCCCTGTACACAGTCTGGTCTTTGAAGTTGATGTACCACCTAACTTCGTTGTTTGTGTCCTTGTCTGGGAACACCAGCGAGTTTAGTTTCAGCGCCTGACCGTCCATCGTGAATGTTACAGAAGCCACGGTAGCGGCAGCGTACGACACGGAAGACGAATAGATAAGTTCGAACTCTGGATAGGCTGGGGCGGTTCCGACGTTCGGTAGCGACGTCGTTGCCGACGATGACGTAATGGCGATTGACCGCTCTGTCGACCTAAATCGATACGGCGTCTGGGCAATAAACGAGAAGCCGACCATGACGGCAAATCCCTTGGCGCTTATGCCAATGGATTGAGATGATGTGTATGTTACCTCTGGCAGGCTCGCTGGTCGAACCAGCATCACCATGTCAATGAATCCAGAAGTGTAGGTCGAGGTATCGATGGTAGCCTGGGAGAACGCCAACTCCCTAAAGCCGTAGTCATCCTCATACCGACGAGGGATTGGGCGAAGCGCACCGAGGAGTTTAGTTACCTTGTCGTGAAGATCTCCAGTGGAAGTCCCAAAGACACCACAGACGATCGACATCGACCGCATCGCAAGGAACGAGTCCCCAACGTCCACTCCGTCTTGGAGCGCACGCTTGTCGATGTACCCGACCATGGGAACCTCGTTGAATCGTGCGGACATGACCTTGTACCCGCCACGAGGAGCAGGGGTAGTTACGTCCGACGCGGCAATAGAGTTTAGATCAAGGGTCGTTCCATCGCCAAGTTGATATGTGATTGGTCGATTAAAATCCATTAGCCAAGCCTCCGCATCCTGCGGAGACGGATTTCTTCTCGCCTCACGCGCTGCTGGTTAGACAGGGCGATCTGGTTCATGGAGAGCGCAGAGACATCGGAGTTGCCCGACTGCACCTGCCACTGCTGGAATGCAACACGATCAGAAAGCAGTCGGCTAAATGCCTCAGCCTGCGCCCAGACGCGGACGGCATTAAGCGCGGTCACGTCCATGTCCGTCGTGGTGGAATCCGATGATAGTTGAATGAACGTGCTATACCCGAAGATACGCAACGTCCCTGGGGATGAAAGCGTGTAGTGGGGAGGAAGGAAAAGGATGTTGTTGTGGACCTCCCACCCAGAGTTCGGACCATCAGAGGTAGACGGGAGCACCGTCTCCTTGAACTTGCCGCTCCCATCGTAGGAGTCAACTCGGAATACCCACGAGACGTCGCTTAGCGCAACAGAGAACACCGATCCAGATACTGGCTGGGTGAACGCGGTCGTCTGGATAGCGTCCTTTGGGTACAGACCATTGACCCAGTCAATGCCTGAGTTAATGAGGTCGTTTACCTCGTTATCGCTCCACGTTGCGCCGTTAGGATCACGAAGGTCCCGACGGACCATTGTCCGAATGCTGCTTAGTGTCTCTGCCATGCTTCCAAATCCCCTTATGCTCTACTGCCCACTTGAAGGCGTCCGCCCATTCTTTTGCTCGATCCTTGTAATCGTATTCCTTGAGGACACGCTCCTTCGCAGCCCCAGCCAGTTGCTCGCGCAAGTCCTTACTGCGGACTAGCGCCTTGACTGCGTCGTGCCATTCCTGCCTCCCCTTGGCAAGCATGCCGTCAACGCCATGCCGAACCATTGAATACGGAGCCTCTCCGTACTTGAACCGCTCACCGATAAATGCTGCACCAACCATGGAGTATTCCAGCCAGTGCAACTCTGATTTACATCTATCGAAACTGTCGCCGCCAAGCGGGGCAATCCCGATGTCTGGATAACTCTTTGCAAGATTCTCGGCAAACTGCTTGATGTTTTCTACGTAGTGGAACGCCTCGTCGAAGAACGGAGCGATAACGTGCTCAGTCCCTGGGTTTACTCCAATGAAAACGTTCCAGAGTTCCTTTCGGAAGTCTTCGATGGCTTTTGCAGCGTACCCGCCCTCCCACTTGCCACCGACTCCGCTTGGGTATCCTGCGTAGTCTCGCATTCTCGCGGTGCTACCGTAATAGACCACGCGAGGCTTTTCGCCACCATGCTCGGGGCGAGAAGCGCCAGTAGTATAGATTGAAGGATCGATTGCATTGCGGATAACCCTAATGTTACTGTTGAGATGAGAATACGCATCTTTAATTGGTCCTGTGCTAACGGTGACTAGGTCGGCTCTCCGAGCCATCCTTTCGATAAGTGGTCGTTCTGCAACAACGTCTGGGAAGTAGCCATTCCACGTACGGATCTGGAAGTGATTGTCGTCCGTTTCGTAGATCATCGCCTTCGTGTTGTTTTCGCTCTCGAAGGCTGGGTACATCCAGTCTGTAACTGAGTCCCGAATCTTCATGGAGTGCTCATGCTTGGTGATAAATTGCGGGTCTTTTGACGCCGCTCCGCACGTATCGCACTTTGCAGAACAGTTGTAGTAACGCCTAAACATGATGGCGTCTGCCCAGTCGATGTCACTGGTATCTACTTTTAGGAGACCCTTTGCTATCGCTTCGCTTTGGGTCATCCCAATCGCATCTTTGTTCGCAATGAAGTTTACTTTGTCGATGTGGCGAACGTTGATGCCCATTTTCGACCACTCTTCGTCGAACATATGACCGCGGAAGTAAGCGCAAGGACCTTGCTCTGCGGTCCCCCAAACGAGAATATTCATGCTACTCCTCAGATTTGGGCATTATTACCCACAAGTAGCATAGAGGGTGTTCCCCCCGATGTCAAGCGACATCGGGGGTACTTACCTGCCTACTGGCTTAGACTGCGACCGTAGCCTGAGTCTTCAGGATGCGGTAGCGGGCGCCTGCATTGTCGAGCAGGAGCGAGCCGAAGCGCATCTTGTAGCCAACCAGCGCCTTCTGTGCCAGCGGATCGGTGTGATCCCCACCTGGCGCAACAAAGTACGACTGGAGCGTCTGTGAGTCACCGATCGTGTAAGCGTCTGGTCCGAGGAACAGCGCGTTGTACACGTTGCCGCTTGAAGCACCAGCGGTCGCGTAGACCTTGGCGTCCGAGGACACGATGAATCGCACGCCAGCGAACATACCAATCTCATTCGTGAGAAGTGGCGTGTTGTTGACGTACTTGTTTGCCTCGATCCAGCCGCTCACGCTGGTGTCTGACACGAGGTCATACTCCTGCGAAGGGTGGATGATGCAGCGATACGTGCCGTCAGCAAACTGAGGAACGTTCGCACCCTTGAGGCGGGCAACCATGTTCTTGACAAACGCGCCCGTGAGCACGCCAGTCGTGGCGACCGCGCTGTTTGCAGTATTCTGCGTCAGCGTGGTTGCACCCGTTGCACCGAAGACGGCGCTCGTGAGTGCGGTTGAGTGAATTTCGTCGCGGACAAGAACGTCCATCGAGCGGGTTGCATTGTAAGCAATGCGCTCCGCGGCGATCGAGATCAGATCATGCGGCGAATCGATCTGGGCGAGGTCCGAAACCGCGACCGTGGCTCCGTACTGCTTTGCAGTAAAGAACTCGGACGAGATCGTCAGTTCGCCATCGGTTGGGGCAACGCCTTCAGAAAGCGCCGTCGTGTTGACCGCGAGGTCAGCGTAACGTGCGTAACGGAGGGTGTTCGTGCCCTTAATGAAGCGAGCAGGGACGTAAAGCCCTGGCATCGCGTGGACGGCACGTGCTCGCAGTTCTTCCGCGGCTCGAGCAGAAACAAGTTCCTGTACGAGATCAGAAAAACCCGAGGTTGCCGTAGTGGTGGTAGCCATCTACATGCTCCTTTGTTTATCTACTAAATGGATTACCAAGAGCCTTCAATCG